ATGAGGATGAGGATGAGGATGAGGATGAGGATGAGGATGAGGATGAGGATGAGGATGAGGATGAGGATGAGGATGAAGATGAGGATGAGGATGAGGATGAGGATGAGGATAAGAAAAAAAAGGGAGGTGGATTAGGTAATATTAAGTATGATGGTATTTATATTTGTGGAGAAAATGGTTTATCGTTAACAAAAAATGAATACAATACATTATTTCGTGGGTGGGGCTTTCCATTTTTATAAATACTAGTAAATTTGAATCATATTAAATATTACTATTTAATAAATGCAAAATATTAATCAAAAAATACCAATTGTAGAGGGTGAAAATAAAATAAATAAATATAGAGATATAAATAATTATCAAAATATAGATCGTATTAAGGAAATAGAAGATGAAAATCTAAAAGAAGAAAAAAAACCTAAACAAAAAGTAGAAAGGTGTCATTTTTGCAATAAGAAATTAAAAATGATATACTTTAATTGTAAATGTAATGGGATATTTTGTAATAAACACCGTTATTCACATACACATAATTGTACTTACCAAGGTAAAAAGAAAGAAGAAATAAAGAATACATTAGAGAAAGAAAATCCAAAAATAGAATCAAAACGATGTATAAAAATTAACTAATTCCTTTATAGATATTATTCAATTTCTTGATAGTATTTCTATATTTTTTTTCATTGATTTGAATTTCACCAAGTAGAAACTTCTCTAATTCAAAGATATTTAATTGTGATCTATGTATATTAAGTTCATTAGTATTGATTTTATTACGCAACGCAAGGAAGTTTTCTTTTGCAGATAGGAAATTATTGAGATAATTCTCTGGAAAAATATATTCTGTATGTTGAATAATTTCATTGATTGTTTTATATTTGTGAAATAATTTTAATGCTGTAATATTTCCAACCTTAGGTATTGGTTCACAATAATCACAACCACAGAAGATACAGAATTCAATGAATTGATCTTCTGTTAGATTAAGGTCATTAATAATACGATCGTAATGAAAGATAGATACAACCCCTTTCCGTTTTAAAGTACGGTCAATACAATTGCGAATTAGTCTCGGACAACCATAGACCAAAGAATCCATATCTTCTGATAGAAGGTAATCTACATAACCAATTCTACAAAGTTCACTTGCATATGCCTCTGCTTCACCAATATCAAGTTGAATGTATGAAATGCCTAAAAATTTTAATAGATTTTTAGTATCAGTAATCATTTCTTTCGTTAATCGGATAGATTGTTTTTCATATTTAACCTTATCTTCATAATTATCAGCATTTTGACTTAATTCTTTTGCTTCTAAGGATTTAACTTTCCTTTTTTGGATACATTCTTTTTTATTTTCAGGTGGAACTCCATCAAAAACGAAGATTAACTCTATATTTAATGACATATAATTTATAATCTTATAAAATAAACCGACAATATGATTTGTTATTTTTCCATCTTCATTTCTAAATAATTTATTGTTCCCTAATAGTTGTTGATAAATAATTAAACTTGCATCAACAGCAACTTTTTTACCTGATAATTTATATAAATTATTATTATCAATTGAATTAATAGAGTATTTTTTAACAGTTTGTGTAAGAGATCGAATTCCCATTGTATAAATATTTGTGTCTATACACATATTCAAATTTATAGTTTTAAATATCAAATATTCTCTCTATGAAGAATCCTTCTAATTTGGAGGTTCGATTCATTAAATTCCTTTTCAGATAATTCCAAGAACCATTTAAACTTTGTTCCTTTTAACAAGATATCATATGGAACTGATATGAGTAATAATCGTTCCTTATTTTTAAAGTTAATATTATTCGTACCTAAATAGGATGATATTGATATCGGATAGAAATTATCATAAGTACCATCATAATCTACACCATAATGAAAATGTAATGGCCTTTGTATTTTTATCATATATGATAATATATCACTATTATTCTTAATTCTAAAACTATATAGACTATTATTGTTAATGTATAGGTTAAGATATCTCATATATTCCTTAATGAAGGATGTACCTTTTTGTGATCCAATAACATATGAATTAGGATAATTTAGATTATTATGTAGATTAATAATGGCAGGATTGCCACCAAATGTTACTAGTTCATATTTTTTAAGTTGTTCTAATGCTTCATCTATATTATAGATAATTGTGCCTGGTGAAATACAAATACCACCATATTTCTCTAAAATGCATGCAAAAAGAAAATCAATCCTTAGTTTTAATGGTATATCTGATATATAATTCATCTCAAACGGAAAATCAGGAAGATAATCTTTGATATTAGTAGGTGTTAGAACAATTAATTTTGGAACCCTTTCTTCCATTAGTTCAATACATTTTTTAAAATAATAAGGAATATTATACTTTTGATAAAATAATTGAAGATTATAATCCTTATCAGGGACCTCAATATAAGTCCAACAATTATATGTATTTAATGGATTTAATTCCTTAATAACTTTTAAAACATTACGATAGATTATCTCTTTCTTTTCTTGTGGATTTTCTTGCGTTTTATTTGAAAGATTCGGTTGTGTTAATACATTTGTTTTCTTTTTATAAACGGTTGGTTCTACTCTATTTATTGTTTTACTTTGGTTTAAATCATTAATATCACCTGGTAGAGGTGTAGATTTGTTGAAAGTAGGATTTACTTGATCAACTGAATATAATACAATTATAATACCGATTATAATATAAATTAGAGTATTCATAATATATATATAAAATATAAAAATATAAAATAAAAGTAATTGTAGACAATGACATATATATATAATTTATCTTATTGATAGATTAGAACTTATAATCACAAATCGGACAGATTCTATTTTTTTGTGACCATGCATATATACATTTTTTATGATAGATATGAAAACAATTTAGAGTCGATAATGTATCTCCACGTTCCATTTTTTCTAAACAGATTACACAATCATCAAAGTCATCTTTATTTTCATTAATAAAACTACTAATATATGTATCTTCATAAGGGCTGTTTTCTTCTTGATAATCTTTACAAACAGTATTTTCCCTTCCAAATAAACGATTTAGAAACTCTTTACAATTCATATTTATAGGTTAGGTTTTTTAATTAAATATATAAAAAGAAATAGAATGGACCTTTCAACAATTACACGATCTGTATTATATGATATTAAAGAAGAACTAAAAACAGTAGATAATATAAATATTATTAAGAAGGATATTCTTAAACCTCTTATTCATATTGTAATTGAAGAACTATATCCTTATATATTCCGAATCATTCTTATTTTTATATTGATTCTATTATTTTTATTTGTTACTATTTTTCTTAATTTACGAATCATTTATCAAAATTAATAATACTTCATATTCCGTGGAATATATGCAGCACCATGAACACCCTTCGCTGCATCATCCATATGAAGATAACTTAATGCAGGATAATAAAAATATTTAATAATACCTTTTTTTTGTAAGTAAGTCATTTCTGTATCCAGGGGTTTGAGTTTTGGTTTACTTATGAAAATATCATACAATTCTTTTGCGATTTCCCATTTAGGAAAATAATAACCAAATCCACCAAAAATACGATATTTTTTTGAATCAATCGTATTAATTCCAGGTTTAAAATTCTTAATTGTTTTTTTATAGTTCCAATTTTTATCTTTAAAGGATGTCGGTGGATGTAAAACTCCTCCAAAATAAATAAGACTATCTTGTGGTAATTTATCTAAATTCATTTTTTTTAATTTTTGAAAATCAATCACAACATCATCTTCAACAACAAGTACTTGATCAATCTTATTCATAACAATTTCATATATGATACCCATATGAGAATTTAGAATACCTGCTCCACATTTTCTTTTTTTTTCACCCGCATTCCACATTATCTTTAATTTATCATAATAAGGGTTTGCTTGACTCATTTCCATTCCATTACATGCAGAATACCTTGATAAGAGACCATCATTATATTTTGTTCTATATTTACCCCATTTTTCGTGATCTCTTCTTAAATTAATAACAAAGATTTTAGGAAGTCCTTTTTTAGCCTTTCGGCGTTTACCAGTCCTTTTCCTACCTCTTTTGTTTCGGGTTTTTTTTTGGGTCTTTTGAATTTTTTTCTTTAAACTTTTTGACCGCATGTTTTTCATACTATATTATATTATATTATATTAAATGTCAGGACAAAAAATAAATAGAGAATTCAGACCCAATAAAAGTCCAAAAGAAATATTTCAAGAAGGAGCCTTTGGAGGAACATACTTCCGCCCTATCTATTCATCAATTACAAAAAAGAACTATCAATCAAACAATATTATTCAAGAATTCCCTAAAACTTGGTTTAAAGGAATAAATATTCATAAAATGGTTGTATCACCCAATTATGATAAAAAAATAAATAAATATGGAGTTAAATGTGGTTCAAGTCTTGAAACATGGGAAAAAAGTGGATGGATTATAGAACAAGATCCATATGGTTGGTTTCAATGGTATTGTAGATACTATACAGGAAGACGTTCAAAAGATGATGAAAGACAAATAAAACGTTGGTTAGCCCTTGCAGGACCCAATGGACGTTTTAGAAGGCGTTTAATGAATGAAATTATTAAGAAGAATACACGATATAATGATTATACAATCAGCCCTGTAATTAGACAGGTTTTACTTCATTGGGGTTATGAATTAACATCAAAAGATCTACAAAAATACAAACAAACGATACAATCTAAAAAATAGTCTCAGGACGTAATTCATTCCAACGTTTTACTCTTTCATCAGAAGCAACACGGTCAATTATTAAACGTAGTTTTGGTGAAGCCAATGTTGCATTGTAAGATGCTTCTTTATTATCAAAAAATTCTTTAATAAACGAATACAATACAACATCAGAAAGACTCATTACACTTCCAACTGAATAACCATCTTCATCCAATAAGTTCTCAATATTCTTTAATAATTCAACGAGTGTAATAGTAAACCATTGATTCATACCATTTGATTTTTCTTCCTCTGGTAATTTACGTACCTTTTGGTATAATTCTTTAAAATCACGAACACATTCACAAATACTATCGATTCGTGCCTTTTCAATCGGATTATTACCCATTAAATTAAATCTTTCTGCTAAAAATCTCTCAATAGCTTTTGATTGAGGTATAATTACATTATCGACTTCTATGAATGGTAACTTATTTAATGAATGTATTAATTTACCTTCTTGTTTATCTTTTTCAAATTCATCTTTCTTCATTTCATATGTTTTCATATTAATTACCTCTAATGGATAACGAAAATCTTGATATTCTTCTTCTCCAATAGCAAATAAAAGCCTCGATGTTTCAGCAAGTCCCCTTACATTAAAATAACACAATTTTATCATTCTTTTCTGAAGTTATGTTTTTTTTTTTTAAATATTTTTAAAAATAAGTTTGATATCTTTTTTAGAGGTTAAAAAATATTTATAAAACTTTTCACAAATTTTCTGATTTATTTGATAAAGATTACAGAATTTTCTTGCCTTAGTAAATTCTTTCTTTTGAATTAAGCAAAAAATACAAGATAAAGTAATATAATTTATATTTACCGAATGTAATTGTTTAATATTATGTGTATAGATAATTGAATGACTAATATATTTATTATAAATTATTGGATCTAGGGAAGCATTATGTTGTGATAATATATATATAGGAATAATAACTGAATAAGTGATGTTATAATTAATTAATTCCCACAATTTAAATCGGTTTATTTTATTATAGAAGATATCATTCGTGCAATTAATAGAATAAATTTTATGAATTAAGTTAATTCTTTGTCTATATGATATTTTTAATCGATAAATCCAAGAAATACAATTCTCTAAAATATTTAGTGAAAGAATATTATAGTCATTTACTGAATGACGGAATTTATCATTTATATTTTTCATATTATAAATATTACGTAATAATAACGATAAGTCATCCTCACGACAATCCATTTTTTGAATATCTGTTGTATCCTTTTGATAAAAAGATTTATTAATCAATATATTATGAAAATTATATTCTGATTTTGTAATTAATTCATAATAATTAATCATTTCATCTTTTTGGAAGTAGAATTTTTTAAGGATTACTTTGTATTGTTCAATAGTATAATCTATCTTTATTGGATAAGATAATACATAGATGGAATGTATTAATTTATGAGAAATAGTATTAAAAATATAAATCACAGGATAATTATTTTTCTTTTTTGCAAAATTAATAATTTGTTTAAATAATAATTTATCATTTTCCTGAATATATTTTAAATCATCAAATAGAATACATTTTATCTTCTTTTTTTCAAACATCATGGTAATACTTTCCTTCTTTACTGACATATCTAAATAATTCTCAAGAGATTTACAATTCTTACAAAAATCAATGTTAATTTCTATTTTTATGAATTGTCGTAAAATATAATTTGCAAGTGTCGTCTTTCCGATACCTGATCTTCCATAAATGATAATTGGTTTTTCTTTGTATTTTCCCTGAATCCATTGATCTACAAAATCTTTTTTACAAAGCAATTGTAAAATATATTCTGAATAATCGTTCATAATTACTTATTTTAACTTTTTTTAAAGTATTTAAAAAAACATTTAGGTTTAAATGTAAATGGTAGCTATTGGTATTGATTTAGGAACAACATACAGCTGTGTCGGTTATTGGAGAGATAACCGATGTGATATTATTGCAAATGATCAAGGGAACCGTACAACACCTTCATATGTTGCATTTACAGAAAATGAAAGGATTATTGGCGATGGAGCAAAAAACCAATCTACAATGAATCCTGAGAATACTATCTTTGATGCAAAACGACTCATTGGACGCGATTTTAATGATAAGGTATTGCAATCTGATATTAAACAATTACCCTATCATGTGATTGAAAAAGATAAGCGTACAATTATTGAAGTGAACTATAAAAATGAAAAAAAACAATATTATCCAGAAGAAATATCCTCTATGGTTCTCACAAAAATGAAAGAAATTGCAGAGAACTATATTGGTGAAACAGTTACTGATGCTGTAATTACTGTTCCTGCTTATTTTAATGACTCACAAAGACAAGCAACAAAAGACGCAGGTGTAATCGCTGGTCTAAATGTTCTACGAATTATTAATGAACCAACAGCAGCAGCAATTGCATATGGTTTAGATAATAATAAAAAAGAACAAAATGTATTAATTTTTGATCTGGGTGGAGGAACATTTGATGTATCATTACTAAATATAGATGATGGTATCTTTGAAGTTAAAGCAACCGCTGGTGATACACACTTAGGTGGAGAGGACTTTGATAACATTCTGGTGAATCACTTTCTAAATGAATTTCGGAATAAACATAACGTCGATCTTAGTGAAAATAAAAAAGCATGTAGAAGACTTAAAAATGCATGTGAAAGAGCCAAAAGAACACTTTCATCAAATACTTCCGCAACCATAGAAATCGATTCATTGTATCAAGGCATTGATTTCTTTACAAATATTTCACGAGCGAAATTTGAAATGCTTTGTATGTCTCTTTTTCAAAAATGTATTGACCCTGTAATCAAGGTCCTAAAAGATTCAGGAATTTCTAAAAATAATGTCCATGAAATAGTTCTTGTAGGTGGTTCTACACGGGTCCCAAAAATACAAGAAATGTTAAGTAAATTTTTTAATGGAAAAGAACTCAATAAAAGGATTAATCCAGATGAAGCTGTTGCATATGGAGCAAGTGTTCAAGCAGCAATTCTTTCAAAATCTACATCTGGTAATGAAAAAGTTGATGATATATTATTATTGGATGTTGCTCCATTATCTCTTGGGATTGAAACAGCTGGTGGTATTATGACAAAAATTATTGAGAGAAATACAACAATCCCTACAAAAAAATCAAAAATATTTTCAACCTATCAAGATAATCAACCAGGTGTCTCAATTCAAGTATTTGAAGGTGAAAGAACATTAACAAAAGATAATAATGAATTAGGTACATTTCAATTAGAAGGTATCCCCCCTGCTCCTCGAGGTGTTCCACAAATTGAAGTCACATTTGATATGGATGCAAATGGAATTATGAACATTGAAGCATGCGAAAAAGGAACAGGTAAAAAGGAAACAATCACAATTACGAATGATAAAGGAAGATTATCAAAAGAAGACATTGAGAGAATGGTTCAAGATGCCGAGAAATTTAAAGAAGAAGATGAAAAAATTCAAGAAAGAATTGAAGCTAAAAATGAATTCGAAAATCTTCTGTTTCAAACAAAAAATATGTATGAAAATGAAAAAATAAAAGAACAATTTTCAGAAGAAGAAAAAAATTCTATTGAAACATTATTACATCAATCTCAATTATGGATTCAAGAAAATGAAAATGCTTCGATTGAAGAATATAAACAAAGGATTAATGAATTTAATATCGCAATTCAACCATTTGCTCAAAAATTATATCCGAATCAAGGTAATCCTATGGATCAAAATATGAATGCAGAAATGAATGCAGGAATGAATGCAGAACCTACAATTGATGAAGTGGATTAACGTAAAATATTTGACATGTCATATGTATAACTTGTTCTTGTTTGTTTAGGATGTTCAAGTGGTGTTGGTGCAGATGAAATCTTTTGAAGATAACCATCATATTGATTTAAGTGTTCAACCACTTTTTCAACACAATAATCTACGACCATCTTATTCAATGTTTGAATATTTTGTAAGATATCTGTTGAATTAACAACAGAATTTGCGTACTGTAAATACATTGATCTCATAATAATAAATAATTCTTGTTCCGATTGATATGCTATTTTCTTATTCGTTTTTTGATTTATCTGAAATCGAATGGTCATTTGTATAACATTTATATTCATATTCGAAAAGAATAAATTACTGAGTGGTGTATCTTCTATAATTCCTTTTAATGAATATTCCATATTTGTATTGAATATTCTTGGTTCATTATTTTCAATGTATTCATTCTTTGTTGTATTAAAAATATCTTTCATAAAACCATTTTCAAAGGTATTTGTATCCATTTATATATTAAATATATTATTTTTATATTTTATTCTATTCTATTTTATTCTATTCTATTTTATTCTATTCTATTATATTTTATTCTATTATAATATAATATAAATGGAAAATATAAATCTCTTAAAATACATTATAATGCTAGTTATTGTAACTTTATCAACCTATTTTATCCCAAATTGCTCTATTATGAATGAACATGCTATCTATATAGGCTTACTTGCTGCAACAACGTTAATACTTTTAGACAGAAGTATGCCATATGTCATTATACATAGAACGAATGAAAATAAACATTAAATACTCGGTATATATTCCCATGATAATGAGTTACATATTTTTTCCCAAATCATATCCTGTTGTTGAAGTTTTTCTCTACTTTTTAAAAGTGGGAAATAGATTAATAAATGATCTAATTCAAGTAATTCACAAAACTTATGCAATACATATGAATATGATAAAAAGTTTTTTCTATTTTCAGGACAATGCGTCATAAATGGAGTTTGAATTTCTTTAAACATATTTCTTAATTGTTCCTCATATCTCCTTGTTAAAATAGGAGCCTTCTTCCCATTTAACATATTAATAATATGTGGAATATGTTCATAGTACTTATTAAACTTTAACCTTTTTAATATTTCCCGCATATTTTTATAAGATACATCTGAAATATTTACCTTATTTTTTCTAAGTTCCTGTATAATCCCTTTATAAACATCTTCTGGAATATCGGTTGTTTCTTTCGCTTGAAATTGTGCCAACCATTCATTAAAATGATTAATCCTTTTGTATGCAAAGTAAGAAGATTCACGGGGTGGATCTTTATAGGACACTTTTTCAGAATTAATAAGAATCGTTTCTGTATATCCACAATTTTCACATATTAAAATACTATCTATGTTTTTTAAATGTAAAACACCAATGCATTTTGGACAATTATTTCTATTAATATTTATATTTTGTTTTATACAATTGTCATCAATCACTCTCATATAATCATTTACCAAAGTATCTTCCTTTATAACTTTTTTTTTCTTTTCCATAAAGTCAACTACTGTTATTTCATGATTCATACTTACTTCTTCTTTTTTTGAATAATAATCATTTAATAATTCTCCCGTATTTAAAAAGTATTCAACTTCTTCATTAGTCGTTTTTTCATAATCACTTATATCTTCTTTCAATTTCTGAATATCTTTCTTTAAAACTACATTATCTGAATTCCCCTCTAATAATTCTTTCTCTTTTTTTTCTTTTTTTTTTAATGTTTCATTATAATTCCTCCTTTTTTCTAAAAAGTTTCTTGATATTTCTTGATGAAGAGCATCAATTGTGACCCTTTTATCTGCATTTATCTTTTTTAATGGTTTATCTTTAAAAGACATTTTATTATTTTCTACTTTTTTTTTTTAAATACTTAAAAAGGATCATCACCCTTATGAATTAAAGGATGGATTTAGAAGATATTGAAATTAAACACCCTCGATGTTTCTTAATTACTCTTGGTATAGGTATTTTGTTTGAAATTAGTTTTGTGATATATTATTTTTAATAAAAAAAATGTAATTCATATGATTCGATTTCATTTTTTATTTTTAGAGAACGAAAATGATTTGATATCTTTTTTATATCCTCCGAAATAGATGAAAATTGTTTATCTTTGATATAATTGTAAAAATAAAAATACATAGTTAATAATAATATTATTATTATTAACTATTATTTTTATTTATATATATATATATATGAATCGTTTCTCAAAACTATTTTCATGTTTACTTCTATTATTATTCATAGTATGCTACTTTAAAGATACAAATCCATACATTAAAAAATCAAACATTGATGGAAATGGATTATTCGCAGGAAAAAATTATAAGAAAGGAGATATCATTTATAATAATCTATTTCCCTATAAAAATATACATGAAATGATCTATAACCCTATACCAATAGAACAGTTTAATAAATATATCTTAAAAGAAGGAAAATATATTAACCATTGTCGCCATAATAAAAATGTATCTATTGAAACAGATGATTATAAAATTTTTCCACTAATTGCAGTTAAGGATATAAAAAAACATGATGAACTATATGGTGATTATAATAAGATTCATAATCGCCTTCCTTTTATTAAATCAGCTGACCCTAACTTTATACAATGTTAACCAATTATATTGCGAATTAATTCTTTCTCTTTTTTAACAATATGATAGTATTCATAAATATCTTCTTCTGTTGGATTTTCACATAAATTAGGAACTTGTATCCGGTTCAATACTTTATAATCATTACGATTGCGTGGCATAGGTGAATATTGTGTTAACTTCATAAGAAAGTAAATTATTTCAGAATTAAAAAAACTTAAATGTTTCTGTATATCCTTTTTTTCCTTAATAAGATAATACATCGTATGAGAGGTAACACCTATCTTTTTATTATAATAAATTGGATTTAATTTCCCTACTGGATTTGATCCACTAAATGTCATAATTATTTTAGGTTGATCAAAATACTCTTTTTCATGATTCTTTTCATCCTTCTTATAGACTTCTAAATAGTTCCCTTCACAAAAATAGAAAGCTCTAGGTGCAACACCTTCTTCATATTTTATCATTTTTTTATTTACAGGAAAATAACCATCATATTTAATTGTATAACATTCATTTGTATTGTATTTCCGAAACAATTTACTAAAAATATTAATAACTGTATTATTAATAAAGGATGGTAGATAACCAAACCCATCTTGAATAAAGGTTGTTAAATTAACTTTATTATTATATGAATAATTCTTTTGAAATAAACTATCTACAATTGTTTTCCCCTTTTTACGATTAGTATAAATATATCGATCAACAGGTGGAAAATTAGGTATTTTTTGATCAGACATTTTTAAATAATAAATAGAACCCTCGTTGATAAATTTATGAAATAACATACCGATATTTGGCTGATTCTTGCGTTTTGTGATCGGATCCCTCTCAACTGTTGTATAGGGTTTCCTCCATCCAGTTGGATGAATCATTAATAAATAACTCTCTGTACTATCATCTAGTAACTCTAATGATTGATTTACAAATTTTGGCCAAAAAGGCATGCGTGAACCTTTTGTTCTTCCAATACCCCTTTCATTGTATGGAGGGTTTCCCAAAATTATATTAAATTTATCTAAAAAAATATCATCTAAAAAGGAACAATTATAAATATTTAATGCATATAAATCATCACAAAAAATAGAACGAAGTATAGAAATGCTTTTTGGATTTATTTCTACCATATAAAGCATATTTTCTAAAATATGTTGTTTCCTTTTTTCTTCATTTTTTTCCCATGTTTTTAATCCATCCATTAAACGAAAATAAACAATGATCATAAAATTTCCTATACCCACACATGGATCTAACCACTTTAATTTAGGATCTGACCATACGTTTTTTGGTAATCTATCTAACATCTCTCTAATAATAAATATTGGTGTAAATACTTCACCCGATAATTCTTTACTATTCTTATTTGGTATTAAACTTTGTTCAATATATTGTAATAACTTATTACGATAATTAATGTTAATACTATCCATATATTACTATATGATTATTTTAATTCTATTTTAATCACACAGTCTAATTACTAAACCGTAGTAATCTTAGTCGTCTCATTTCTTTTATTGAAACCTCTTCAATGGTATTATCTTCCTTTATCTTATCCTTTATCTTATCCTTTATCTTATCTTTTATCTTATCGCTAGATACATTCTGTGCCATATCGATTTTTAATGATTCTAAATATTCCTCTTTCTGTGATTCCTTCAATATACGTTCCTCATTCAATTGTTTCTCCCGTAATTCTTTCATAAGAATAATTTGCAATTGTTCTTCTTCATATGATAAATCTTCTTCATATGATAAATCTTCTTCATATGATAAATCTTCTCCGTTTTGTTTCTGTTCCTCCATACTTAAATAAATAAATATTAATTTTTATCAAATTTGATAATTGAATGACTGTGTTTTATTAATAATTCAAATGGATCCAAGAATGGGAAAAGATATATCCTTAGGAATAATCATTGGTATAGTATTCGTCTGTATCCTTTGTAAAGTATTCGAATGCTATGGTTGTAATAAAGAGGAAGTAAATCAAAATAGAATAGTTATTCAGGAACCAAAGACTATATCTGACTTCTAAATAATTTATAATCGATTCCTTCTATCATAATTATATTCATTCACCGATAGTATATGATGCAGTTCAAAACGATAAATCATCTTTTCTCCATCAATCTTAAAGTCAAAATATGTCTCTCCATTTTCTTCAAATAAAGTATATGTCCCAACCTCTTCACCCTCAATATTTAATTCTTCAATACACCATTCTACTCTATACAATTGTCCCGGTTTTGGATCACTAATCTGTTTCATAATATTTATATATATATTATATCTGTTATTCTTTTTTTTTACTTATTCTGTTACATTCCTGTATCGAATATTCACATCAATATGGATACGTGTAATTAATAAATACAATCCCGATAAGTTTATAAACAGAAATACAGGAATAATTGATACATTGAGATATGGAAGTAAAATATTAATGAAAATACATAACACAATAATGGAACAATAAATAGGAAGATCCATCATTGAATAGTTTTCTTTCTTCAAAATCAAAAATACTATTCAAATTTAATCTACTATTACTATATATGGTAAAAATTGAATTTGAAGGGAAAATAATTGAAATTAGTCCAGAAGAATATACTGGTAATATGGATGAATTCCTTAAAAAAATTCTAAAAAAATGGAATCCATCCTTGTCAGATACACTCTATGAAACAAAATTAAAAGGTAAATTTCTATTAAAAACACGAGATGGAATTCAATTAAATTCCGGAATAAGATGGAGAGGTCAAAATATATTGTCAAAACAAGATATCGATGATATCCTCAAAAATAAAGGACGTCTAACATTAAGTCCTGCCCCTATGGCGAACACACCCGAAAAAGATAAAATGATCCTTGAACTTGAAGAAAAGGTTTCACAGATGAAAGAAGAAATGATAAATCATGGTATTGACCATTCAAAAGAAATATCTCAATTAGAAAAAGAAATAGAAGATTCACTTCGAAAAAAATCAGCTTTTGTACAAGGAAATGTTAAAAAACAAAATGGTGGTAAGAAAAAAAAGAAAAGAACAAAAAAAAGAACAAAAAAAAGAACAAAAAAAAGAACAAAAAAAAGAACAAAAAAAAGAACAAAAAGAAAACAATATCGTAAGTAATTTTCGAATAAAATTTGATTCTATGGATGAGTACTATCCATAAAATATATATTATCATGAACAGTAGACAAGAATGTGAAACATCGTGCGTTGATGAGCAAATGATATCTATTTTGAATGATATTCAAAATGAAATTCAAGATCTATCCAATAATTTTACCATACTAAGAAATTCTTTCGATAATGCTATGATACCAACAATTGATGACAATTTATTATCATTAATTGTTGCCATCTTAGTAGCTTTTACCATCTGTATTGTAGTATGTCAATTAGTGATCCTATATACGAGTCACTTAGAATCAAAAAAAGAAGAACGAAGAAGAATTATGGTCCAACAGAAAAAGAATAAGAGTAATATTTAAGAAGTTTCCTAACAATAAGAATAACTATTCATATTTTTTATGATAGATAAAATTATCTATGGATGGACCGCAAATGCAATATTTATTACTGCACAATTATCACAAATCATCCATACTCATAAAGTAAAAAAAACGAATGATATATCCTATATCCTACAATTTTGTTGGTTATCCGGAAATATATTGTACACTGTATATGGTTATTTGAATCATTCAGATGTTATTTTCTATGGAAACCTAATCACAACGATTACAACTATCATTAATATAATTCAAAAAATATACTATGACCGTATCAATTCACAATATACTATGATCCATTAATTCTTTTTTATAATTAAATTCCAATTTGACATAAAAAACCATGAGTCAAATAAAGAATATATCCTAACAATACAATCCCAATATATTTTCTCCTAATTTTCCAATAACCTTGAAAACCATCCAGAGACATTTTTTTAAGAGAAAGTATACAGATCACCAAATCAAGTGGAATATGTCGCGTTTGATACCACTTTTGTGACCTCTTTGTTGATTTACAAAAACAACGAGTACAATTTCTAGATCCACAAAGGGAACCTCTATGTTCAGTAAAATCCATTTTTGTTACATTCCTTTCAAACTATCAAATTTAACTTAGATCGAAAATATATATTGTAAATATATATATATATACATGCCAAAGAAGTCAAATAGTCGTTCTAAACGATCTTCTTTGAAACAAGAATGGGAAACCGGTGACGATTTTGAACCAATATATTCAGAAAAGAAACGCAAGAGTAAGAGTAAGAGTAAGAGTAAGAGTAAGAGTAAGAGTAAAAGTTCTAAAAAAGATCGTTCCGCGCGTAAAATACAACGAGCAACAAGAAATCGTTTCTCCAGGAAAAAGAAGGCAGCCACTAAAATCCAGTCGCGTTTAAGAGGGAATATGACGCGTCGAAAAGAAGAGATTCCATGGACAGAACCTTTATTAAGTGTCCCTTACAGAGATACGGATTGGAAGAATGTAGAAGGTTTAGAAATGCCCTGGGAGGTCGAAAAAAGTATCTTAAAATCAATTATTTATCCAGAGGGTTTGGATGATATTAAAGAAGGGATTGATGAGTTAGAAAAGAAGCATGACAAAACAACCCAGGA